ACCTGCGGCCAAACCAACACTGTAGACGTCAGGGATATCTATTACTCTATTTATGCCAGCACCGGTTGCTACGTTAATGGTGCCATCTCCTGCTACGGTCATGTTCTGACCAATCTTAACAACACCTGCTGTAGACGAAGTTGCTAATGGTACAGAAATAACACCGTTATTATCTACGTTGATATTGTCGCCAACTTGTACAATACCCGGAGTTGATGCAGTTGCTGGGTCACTGATTATACTAGCAGTATCAATGCTTATTGTACCATCTTCTTCAATAATAACACCAGCGCCAGCTTTAACAGCACCTAGTATAGTATCTGATGCTATTGGAATAGTAGTTGTACCAACGCCACCGGGGGTAACACCGTCCGATAGTCTAAATTCCCCGGTATCTACGTTTAAAAATAAGTCGCCTTCGCGACCTACATATGTATTAAAATCATACTTAACTAGCGCAGTTACTAATTTTCGTACATATGATATTGCTGGCATAATATCGCTCCTTATCTACCAAAAAAGTTAGGTTTATTTTCTTCCTCGTCAGGGTCAATTTCGTCTTGTGTTAAATCTTTAATAGCAGGGCTTGTTTTTCCAGCGGCTGCTTTACGTAATTCTAAGTCCTGCTGTAAAGGGCTGATCATTACAGGATTTGGATCTAACTCGTCTGCATCTTTTGGCTCTTCTTGGCCAGGCATGTCGATTTCAGGATCACCATCTCCATTGATCTTGATAGTGATTGGGACATTAATAGTAAATTCACGAGCTCTCATTTATTTCTCCAGTCTAGGTATTTATCGTTAAATACCCTACTATGATTAACAAAGAGCAGTTTAGCAATTTAGTAACTAATTTAAAAGAAACAGGAAAATATCGTGTGTTTAACGACATTGTTCGTGAACGAGGAAAATTCCCTACAGCAATTTGGTATGGTCCTTATAACATTAAAAATATAGTAAATTGGTGTTCAAACGATTACTTAGGTATGGGGCAACATAAAGTAGTACTGGATGCAATGCATACTGCATTGGACCATACAGGCTCAGGATCGGGCGGTACTCGTAATATAGGCGGTACTAGTCATTATCACGTAGCACTAGAGCATGAGCTAGCAGGATTGCATAAAAAAGAACGTGCCCTGTTGTTTAGTAGTGCTTATGTTGCCAACGAATGGACTCTAATTTCGTTAGCAAAGATCATTCCAAACATTGAATTTATTAGTGATAGTAATAATCATAACAGTATTATTGTTGGAATAAATCATAGTAAGGCAGCAAAAAGAATATTCAAACACAACGACTTAGCAGATCTAGAACAACAACTTAAAATCAGTTTTGCGCAACAGAAAACTCCTTGTATAGTATTTGAAAGTGTTTATAGCATGGACGGTGATGTTGCACCAATTGCAGAAATTTGCAGGCTTGCTAAAAAATACAAAGCAATGACCTACATCGACGAAGTACATGCTGTAGGATTATATGGAACTACCGGTGCAGGAAAAGTTGAAGAACTTGGGTTGGAAAATGAGATTGATATAATCAATGGAACGCTTGGGAAAGCCTTCGGAACTCAAGGTGGCTATATTGCTGCTGACACAATAGTTATTGATGCTGTTCGAAGTGTAGCAGCAGGTTTTATTTTTACAACAAGTATGAGTCCTGTTATGTGTGCAGGTTCTTTAGCTGCTATTAAGTTTCTTAAAGAACACGATGAAATTAGAAAAAAACATCAGGACCGTGCTAGGAAATTAAAATATAGATTAACTAAAGCAGGTATTCCAGTAATGGATTGTTCTACGACTCATATTGTACCAGTATTAGTTGGTGAAGCTAAACGCTGTAAAGCAATGAGCGATTACTTATTAAACGAACACAACATTTATGTACAAGCTATTAACTATCCTACTGTCGACGTTGGCACTGAGCGGTTGCGCTTTGCTCCTACTCCATTCCATGACGACGGGATGATCGAAGATCTAGTTCAAGCTCTTACAGACACATTTGCAAAATTTGTGTAACACCAAACACTAGCATAGCGCGAGCTTCTGCGTTTGTTGCTTCTTCGTTTAGTTTATCTGTATTAACTAGATCTTCTAACAATGCACGAGCTTCGTCTTTACTAATTTGTCCGTGTTGTAAGGCTTCGGCGATCTGTAAAGCCATCTGAGCACGAGCTTCTGCCCAAGGTAAACCACATCCTGCTAATTGTAATAATTGTTGTTGCATTAGAATCTCCCTTGGATCATATGTCCAATTGTGTTAGCTTGTTGAATCATAATTTTTTTCTTTATGTCGCAATATACAACACTAACTTGACCTTTACTGCTACGGTCATTTAATTCTTTTACTGTATTTGTCATTAGACTCGTTATTTTTGCAACATCACGTGTGTCTTTAGTTTTACTGTAAATGTCTAACCATTCGACTTGTAAAGATAAATTCCTACTTTGTTGGAATACATCTCCGTTACAGTCAAAGTTTCGAGCAGTTTGTTGTATATCTGTTACAATTTTACTTTGGTTTGGATCCCAACGGCTTGGCCATAAGTCCTTTAATGAACTGCAACCTGTTAATGCTACTATTGTCGTTATTACTATCATTCTTTTCATAATACTATTGGTCCTTATAGTAAGACAATCCTGCAATACCACACCCGACACGGGCAAAACTTTCGATGATGTCATCTAATAACTCAACAAAAAATTGTTTAATATTCATTTCTTACACTTCGCACGTTTAGCATTTGTTAATGCTCCATAATCTACAGGCCATTCTTGTCCAGGCTGTAGTTCTTTTGCGTTAGCAGGAAACTTAAATTGTACGCCTGCTTGCTGTTGTATCTGTGCTACTGGTACACGGAACTTAGTTAAGTCATTGCCTAAGTTGCCGTACGGTTTGTTATGTGGAAACATCCAACCAGCAATTGCACCAGTTTGTTGATCAATTACAATCTTGTAGAAGCCATGCGGAACAATTACGCCATTGCCAATAGTTGCATCACCAGCGCCATATATAGCGCCAACGTATATCGTAAAGGCGCGGTTCTGTTGTACTGCCCATCCACGTATGGAAGTTTCCAGTAACTTCCAAATCCCACGATTTAGGCTTCCATGCTGTGGATACATGTTGGTCATTAAAAAGCTCTCGTACTCTACTATCTCGCTCCAGCTCAAATCCCCGTCCGGTGCTGCATGGCCCTTGTCGTAGCCCGTTCCAGCATAATCCGACGGGGTTGGTCCATTTGGGACTGACTTGTCCGCAACGAAAGCATTTGTTCTAGGCCAACAGCCCAATGCGTTCTGAGGTAATAATGTGTAGGCCACATAAGCAGGAATCTTTACAGGAGCATCATATGCTACAAGATATGCTTCGCGGCAGATAGGTTGTACTTGACGTTGTGTTTGCGCCCAACCGTAAGGACTATGAACCTGGCATGCTTGTACTGGTAGTGGAGCACGTTGCTCCCACGCATAAGTGTTTAAAGAAACAGTTGTTAGCAGTAATAGTAGTAGTTTTTTCATACTACTATTTACCTTAGAAACTGTTGTTAAACCAACCTATCTTTCGTCCTTCAGCAAGGCGCTTGTCGTGTTCTTCAACCGATCCGGGATAACGCCAGGCCCATACAGCAACGAGTGCCATAAAGATTGCTGTGTAGATAATGCCACGTAGCGGTACTGTTCCTACAGCCATCAGTACTAGACTAAGGCTCATCATACCTAGCATAAAGAACTTCATCTTATGCGGGAATACACGTTTGGTATTCCAGTTGGTTAAGAACGGTCCGAAGATTTTGTGATTGTAGATCCAACGATGCATACGTTCACTACCCTTGCTAAAGCAATAGGCAGCAAAGACCACAAATGGACTATACGGAATACCAGGAGTGATTACCCCGATGTAAGCCATACCTAAACTTATAAATCCTAATATATTCCAAAAAAACTTTTTCATGTTAAATATTCCAACCATTCATCATGTCTTATCTGAAACGGTAACCGTTTTCGTTTGTTAACTAACTCATAGAAGTCAGGCTTATATGGCTTGTACTTAGGTTTAATCTTTTTGTTATTACCTTTACTTGCGTTGCATGGGCTGCAAGCAGTGACAGTATTTTCAAAACTAGTCTTACCGCCATGGCTAGTAGGCAGTACGTGGTCTAATGTACAATCTTTTTTGTGTAGTTGCTTCTCGCAGTATGCACAGGTATATACATCTCTTAAAAAGACATTTCCTTTCGAAAATCGGACAGTAGTCTTAGTTTTCATGTAGTCTTTTAATATGATTACACTAGGAACTTTAGTTTCCCAAGTAGCCGAATGTACGATCCATTCATCATGCCAAGCCAGAACATGGCACTTATCAAGTACCAAATACTTAATAGCTTCCTGCCAATCAATTGTTGAAAGTGGCAGAAAGCTAACTGGTGCGCCATCGGCGTTAAGAACTAGCGTATCTGACATTTAAGAAACCTACATATATAGTTAAAGAATACTGTTATTATACAGTCACTTAACTATTTAAGCAAGAATTGATTGAGCAAATTCTGATCCCGAAAGCTCAATAGCTTCGGTCCATTGCGTTTGCCCGTCGACTCCAAAAACTAACGAAGTATTTGCACTAGACAATAACCAACTTTGGCTATGTTTATAAGGAGGAACTCCTTTAATTTCGTTTTCTAATTGGCCTGGAGTCCAGCCGCATAATCCAACAAACAATCGCCAATGTTTTGGACGATTGCCCATTGCGAGAGAACTTAATATATCGCCGCTGGAACTTAGTGCAAATTTATTATTAATTTTCATAGTATTCCCACAGGACCAATCGGCAGTGTGTAGCATAGTAAATGCCTTTACATTTACAGGGCCACCTATATAAACAAAGCCCGGAACATTTATAGAAACATTATGTTGGCTAGCAAACTCTTTGATAGATACTTGACTTTGTTTATTTAAAGTAAGACCCACCGCGCCTCTACTATGGTGTTCTGTTAAAAAGATAACGCCTTTTTCCCAAAACGATCCTCTAACTGCGGGCGGTGCTATTAATAAATTACCAGTTAAGTTCATTATGCAAATCTTTGTACAGAATTTTTTACATCGGCAACAGTAATAGTGCCATCTTTGTTTTGATCCAGACCCTTGTTCTGGTCATAGACTTTTCCAGAGAATCCAGATGCTCCAGATTGTCCTAATACCGTAGAGTCAGACGCTCCGACATACTTAGGCATAAACACGGCCATGTATAAGTCCCCTAGTTTCATCCCAGGCTTAACTCCTACCATCTTAAAATATTTGTAAACATAATCAAGTTGTTCTACTGCGCTCATGCGTTTTAATTCGTCAGTTGAAGTTCCTAAACTAGATGCAGTTCTTGGCATAAATTGAATAAGACCAGTTGCTCCCGAAGTCGGGTTCACTGCTGTGTGATCCATGCTTGATTCTTGTTTAAAAATTGCAATAAGGTCATTTTTATCTACGCCCAAATCAGTTGCTATTTTATCTAACTTTTTGTTGAAATCAGGGCTTTGAATTTTACTTACGTCGATATCACGTTTAGACGGATTCGGTTTGTTTAAAATATCTTGATACTTTTTTGCAACATCGGGATATTTGGCCGCGGCTCTTCTAGTATAAATTCCCATCACACCATCAAGTCCGTCTCTGTTTGGACCAAAGCTGCCTAAGTTTGCTCCTTGTACTTTTAATTCTTTTTGTAGTTCAAGGACTTTAGGATTGAATAACGGATTATTAACATCTCCTTTGCTGTCTGGTTTATCTTTTGTTGGGATCTTAGAAGGTTGTGCATCGGACCTTCCTAGGCCAGCCTTTGAGATTAAATCGGTTAAACTAAATTCATTAAATCTCATTTGCGTGTGCCCCAGTCTGGAATTTTGCCGCCATATTTCTTTCCTTTAACTTTGTGTCCGCCCATGGTCATACGGCTTTCTGGACCTTTGCCCATCTTATGGCTCTTGTTACCTTCTCTGGCACGCAGGCCTTGGCTCTTACAGCTAGCTAGATTACTGGCTCCTAAATCCTTGTTTGATTTAGTGCTTAGGCAAAGTGCTCTACTGGCTTTTTCTGTTATTATTTCACTTACTTTCATGTTAGGCTATTTGAATGTGTGGCTTGTCTCTATCACCAAATGGGAAATGCAAACCGTATTTTTTTAATATAGGTTCGAAATCTGAACCAAATCCGGGAGTAATATCCAATGCTAGCCCGTCCTTGTGCGAACTTTGTCGTCCACTGCCTTTAACATCGTAGGTTTTTCCCTTGTAGGTTATAGTTTGGTCAGTTGTTGGTTGCGCCGGCATATGAATACCAGGCTCTCCTAATCTGTGTCGGACAACTAATAATGCTTGTTCTGCGTCGTCTCTTTCGCCTGAGTTGATTGTAACTGGTTTACCGTACTCGCTGGCTGCACTGTAGAATCTAGATAATAAATCGTCGCTAACTCCGTCTAGTTCTACTTCAGGTTTAATTCTAACATTGTCGGGTTTAGTTTTAACACCTACTGGTTTTTCACCTGGGAGAGGATCTGGCATTCTTGCCATAATAGCAGGATCTGTTGGGTCTGCACCACGTAACCATTTAATCTGACTAGGTGTTAATCTTGCTTTAATGGCTGCAACTTCTTTGGGATCAGGTGCAGCAGTGCCTGTAGTGACATATCCGCCTGTGCCAGTCCTAACAGGAGTTCCGTCAGCACTTCGAACTACGTTTGCTGGAACTTCGGGTTCAGGTTTCTTCTCAGGTTCTTTTTGTTTTACTGGTTCTTGTTTAGCTGGCTCTGATTTAATCTTTTGATTTACTAGATCTGCCTCAGGATCACTGTAGCCATACCAGTTATCAGGTTCAGGTTCTGTTTGTTTCTTAACAGAGGCAGCAGCTCGTTGTCTTGTGTCATTATCAATGTTAGGGTTTCGACCAACTTTTACGTCTGCCTTAGCAGCAGGTTCTGCGGGTTTTGGCTTAGGACCCTTAAACTTACCAGCTGCAATATTACTCAAAGTGTCGCCTTTAGCAACAGTATAAACAGAGCCGTCAGGTAGCTTGAGTCGTTGCCCTAAACGTATTTTATTAAAATCTTTAATGTTATTCAGTACAGCAATATCTTTTACAGACATGCGTTCTGATATTATTTGATAGACTTTCATACTCTTATTTATTTTAGCTTTCAGTATCAAGCCATTCGTAGACGTTTAACCAGCTGCGTTTTCCCGCAGTTTCTTTTAAATGCCTTAGATCTGCACAGGTTTTTTGCCTAAATCTAGGGCGTTCTTCGTCGGGCATAGGTATCTTACGTATTTCAACGCCTTCTTGTTCAGCTATGGTTTCAGCAATATCTAAAAATGAGTGTGGTAAACCACTTCCAACATTCCATATTCCGCTGCCTTTGACTGTGTCCATAAAATCTGTGTGTACACGGCAAACATCGCCTACCCATGTCCAGTCTCTTTGCACATGTTCAGCGTTTTCCCACACTTCGATGTAGCCCTGTTTTCGAGCTTGTTGCCTCCATTTCCATATAGCATTGGCTCTACGTCCTCGTAGATGCATCCACTTTCCGTAGACATTAAAGTAGCGAAAACCCTGTACCATTATGTTTAACGGCTGTTGGAAAACCCAACGATCAAATAGGTATTTGCTCCAAGCGTAGGCTGTTTGCGGATAGCACGGAGATGATTCCTCAAAGCTCTTGGTGTTGCCGTAAACTGAACTAGAGCTAGCATACTGTAGGTGTACACTATGCTTATTACACTCGTTGAATAGCCATTGACTAAACTCGTAGTTTTTAGACATCACTAGATCTACGTCTGTTTCTGTCATGTCTGCTACAGCACCTAGATGTACTACCCATTGGTATCGTTTGATATCTGGACGCTCTTTAGGATTCCACTCCCATCCTTCAGGGTCGTAACCTTGTTGATGAAGCCAACTCATCATGTTGCGACCAATGAACCCTTCGTGGCCTGTGACTAGTACTTTCATCAGATATTTATAGATAGTTTTTTTGGTCAATAAAAAAGCCCCTTGCGGGGCTTTTGTTTGGTCTATTAAAGATTAC